GTTTATAGAATAACTCCTCAACATAAACACTACCTCTTGCCCAAGGTGCGTCTACGAAGATGGATGCCATCCATTTTGAATCATCACTTTTAATGAATGACCAAAGATATGGTTTGTCAAAAGAAATAGCAGTGTCATATTCATCACCATTTCTATCATCACTACCTTCTGGATCATATTTCTCATTAATAGTGGTATATCCAATTATACTATTTTTGATTGTTGCCGTTTGAGCTGTTAGAACTGAAACCATTCCTAATATCAATAATAACCTTTTCATTTTCGTATCTCCTTTGTTTCTTTACGATTGTCTTAATAAGTATTTCTCTTTCACCCTAAAAGGTGAAAAATATTGCTTCACATATTCTATAACTATGTCTTTTTCAAATTTTTTACACGAAAAAACATCTAAATAAAAATCTCCACTATCATCGGCGAAATGACAGGTAATACTACTCGTATAGATTAACTGAACCACCGACCATCCTGAACACTCAGGTCTACTTGGTGTTGGTAGATAAGCTATATTTGGTTCACCATAAGCCACCATATCAATTTTATCCACAAGTTCTTTAATGAAAACTCTTATATCTTCTTCAGAATCTTCGTTTAATTTTCTTCCATTTTTACAATCAAGTACTAAATGGTATCCCCAATGTTCCGACATTCTATTATTCTCTCCTTACACATTTTACATTCATTACAAGGTTCATCATCTTTTGGATACCAACAAGTCCAAGTGTAATACAACAACTCATCAAATCCATGTAGTTTTGAATCCTCTAACATTTCTTCTTTATTGGTGGTTCTCAATGGTTGATTGAATCCACTAAATATTTCAAATTCCTTATACTCATCCGATAACTTATCCACATCTAACTTTCCATCCTCTATGGCGTCATCTAAAGCTTCCCAAACCTCTCCATCAATGTGGTCGTTAGAGTAATAAACTTCCATACCAAATTCCTTTTGGAATCTCGTTAGTATGTCTGCCTGAACTTCTAACCAATGTGGATTACCATTTTTATCCTTAAATAATGGTTCAGGTATCCATTCATTGTATTTTTTTATAACATCACTTATGTGGTTATCCTCTTTTATAGGATTATCTACAATCATCAATGGTAATAACAAATCTTTAGAATTTGGTATGATTTCATGTATCTTGTTTTCTAACCAATCTATCCTATCCTTTTCTATATCGGTTGATTGTCTTGGATAAGAATTATCACCTCGTTGTACCGATAATGGATTTGAATGGTATCCACCATGATTTACTCCATCATCAATATAAATAGGTTGAACAATTTTGTTATCTATTAATAATTTGCATATTAAATAGGTTGAATCAAAACCACCTGTCCAAAAAGTGTAATGTATCTTTGGTGTCCAACCAAGTTCTTGTCCAATTTTTTGAATAGGTACATTCCATTCATCGACTTCCATCCAAACTTTTTCAACACCTTGATTCTTACATTCGTTTAATCTTACATAAACTAAATCTTTACCTAAACCACCATCTCTTAAATCTTTATGAACATACAAATTACAAAATTTTTTTGTATTAATATCAAACCAAGACCATCCGACATATTTATCATTTATCTCTATTACATAAAACCACCAACCATCATCTAATCGTTTTTGTGCATCATCAACTGACCACATATGTGGCCAATCTAATTCTTTCTGAAATGTATCTATTCCGTCTTGTAATTTCTTTCGGTCAATAACCTTTATTTTGTTTATCTTGTCTGAAACCCTATGTTTACTATAACCATTCAAGTCAAAGTAAAATTTAACCATATTATTTAAAGCCTCTAAATTGAAGGATCATTATATGTATGATTCGTACTCCCACTTTCTAATAATTCAGTATTTAAATTCTGTGAACCTGTGGAAAACCAGATAATGGTTGTTGGCTTTAAAGATGACCTTGAATTTAAATCATTTGTCATCGTGGTCTGAATACTTGAGGTAAACGAACCCCAATTACTACCATAAGAATTCTGAATCCACCCTTTTACTACTGATTCGTGTACACTACTATGGTTTACAAAATTATCTGAATCAACAGGATCTAATTCTTTAAAATATAATTGTTGGTTTTCATTGAACATTCCACTTTTTGTAGATGAACCACTTTCTTCAAACCCATATCTAACAAAAAACACCACATCATCAAGTGAACCACTCGTGTCGAATCTTGTAGTATCATAAATTTTAAATTCCATAATTTTCCTTTATAAACTTATATAGTTGGTCTGCCAACCACTCAGTTTCTTTTTTATTTGGATGTCTACGTGGACCTCCACCCCAAGCCAATTCTTCATATGGAATAACATGATTACCATCAAAATCAGGACCCACACATCTATCCATATCTATCTGTAAATAAATATCATGAACATCAGATTTGATGGTTTTTTCGTACATATCATCTTGAATAAAAAAATTATCTAATGGGTAATAGAACAAATAATTAATTTTTTTACTTTTTAATATTTCCTGTAATGTATAGATATAAGTAAAGGTTTTTATGTATGATAATCTCATATCAAATAAATTCTCACTAATCCACTTGGAAATAGGTTCACCGTCAGGTCCATTTCCATAATTTTTCCTTTCAGATTTAGGATCACCACCATGATAAAAACTAAAATTCTCCTCTCGTCGCCAAGGAAAAGACCATCCAACTATAAATAATTCTAATTTCGAAATATCATTCTTCAATATCCACTCGATTGATTTTCTAAACATCCAATCATTTGATGCTGCAGGTAAACCCTCGTTTATTAAATCACATCCTAATTTTTGTGATAAAAGGTATGGATAACATTCTGTTTTTGGATTTTCTAAATCATATCCATATGTCCAACTATCTCCTATGGTATAAAGTATCATTTGACATATCCACTATGTAATACTAAATTTTCAATATCACTAACTAAAACTATAACTCGTTTTTTTTCAAGTTCTGGACTTTCTTCAATAAACTTATCTTCCCAATCACTCTTTAAAATCCAATTTTTGAATAATGTATTATTTGCAGCTAAATCATCAATTTTATTATCTGGATTAAATGAATACCTTAAAATAAAAATATTATCAGGAACATCGAACTCAGGAATAGATGTAGGCCATGGTTGAACCACATACTCATCGTAATCTAAACTATTTGTATTTAAATGTTCTTTTAATTTATTAGTCCAAGACTCTGATGGATTATTCTTATATCTAACATTTCTCAACCCCAATATATAATTGAAATTATTTTCAGCAATAAAATATATCAAAGAATGAAATTTAAAATTATCAATTTCTAAATCATGTAAATCAATATTAGTATTTATTTCAGATAAACAATCACCATGCCAGTCAAAGGCTATCAGAGCCCCACAATTAGTATTGTTTTCTTGAAACATCTTAGATGATGTCCAATAATTTGCAATCTCTAATGATAAATCCTCTATTTTAACCATCGGAATCATCCCAATACTTTTCTATTCTATCTTCAGCAGATATATTATCATCTCCTGTATAATCAATACCATAGTTGAGGTAATCATTTACATACCTTTGAATATCAGATGGTCCTATATAAAGTCCTGTCATACTTTCTCTCGGTTTATGTTTAATGTTTCTGTTATCTGTATTATCTTTTTGGATTCTTTTCCAAATATAATGTCCAAGTAAATTTAAAGACATTATCCCATAAGGTCAGGTCGAGATAGCGAATCCTCTTTGGGTTGTTCTTCTATCGTATCAAGACCAGCACCTTGCATAAAAATCTTTGGAACTTTTCCACAATTTCCACAACTATATACTTGAACAGGAACCATTGCCTCTTGTCCTGTTGGTGACATTATTGCAGAAATTCTCTTAATCACGTTTGATGTGATGAAAAGATAATTTCCACAGGCCTCACACTTTAAAGTTTCTGCCTTTGATAAATCAACTTGATGTTGTGGTTGTGAACCTTGTGGTGGTAATTTTCTTTTAGCCATTTTGTAACTCCTTTAATTCTACGGTTGCAACTCCGTGTTTCTGTACCACTATTGTAGTACATTTTTGTGCAAATCTTATTCCCTCAACTATGCTACCCGTATCTAAATACCCACGAACCAAACCAGCAAGAAATGTATCACCTGCACCACTTACATCCCTAACTGGTACTTCGGGAACAGAATATACTGTATTTCTATATCTACATCCCTTACTACCTAAAGTAACTATTAGTTTATCTTTGAATTCTTCATCGGATAACACATCGTGATTTTTTTGATACTCTAACTCATTTATTTTAATAAAATCTGCATTTAAAATAAAATCACCGAGTTGTTTCTTAGTATCAACAAAAACATTTTTATTATTATTACAAATAAATTGAATATCTTCTTCTTCTAAAAATCCCTTACAATAATCTGATATGATAATCGCATCAACATTTGTCTCAGAACCAAAGTGTGGTGTACATTTATTATCTCGTATACCTTCTAAAACTTTTCTATCTATTCTATCACAATAATCATGTTCATCAACTCTCAATACCATTTGACCACTACGATTATCCACATATCGTTTTTTGACAATACCATTTTTATTTGTAATGGTAGAAATGTGCATTTCTAATGCCTCTACATTATGTGAAACATTACGAGCCATACCATCATTTTTTTCTGTATCTGTTGGAACAAATACGGGTACTGGTGCCTCTGGACTTATTCGTGTAATATCACCATACACAAATACATCTTTACAACTATCTCCTATAACTAATACTTTCATTGAACACTCCTAAATCTCTTTCCTTTGAATAATAATAATATTCATCAGTAACTTCCTTTAAATTATACTTTTTTACATTTATTAAAAACTTTTTATTAAAAACTTCCACCTGCTTTTCACTTGGTAATAACTCTTGTCCGTTATGAACTCCGTTAGAAACTAAATCTCTAAAATCAATAAAATAACATCCAAGTTTAATTGCCAATTCAAAAATTTCATCTATTTCTTCTATATTTTCTTTAGTTACGATAACCACATATTTAATGGGTGATGTGAAATTTAATTCTTTTCTCTTTTCATTTAAATAAGTAAGATTATCAATAAGTAAATTCCAATCCTTAGATTTTAATTTTCTTGTTTTACAATAAGTTTCTTCAGTACCAGCGGAAATATTAACTTCAAATCTATCTACTCCCCATTTTATAAAATTATCAATATCGTCATGATTGACTCGTGAGAAATTAGTAAATATTTTAACTTTAAACCCTAACTTCTTTGTGTGTTCAATCATTTTCATAATATCTTTTACAATAAATGGTTCTCCACCACCACTTATGGAAATTTCTTCACACCCACCGAGTTCTTTTAGATCATCAACTATCGAAATATAAGTTTCTAAATCAAGTTGTTTTTTTGCCCAATCTTTCCAACCATCCCATTGACCATCATTTTCTAACATATCATAAGACCAAAACCAACAAAAATTACATCTATGATTACAAGGATTTCCTACCTCAATATCAAACGTCTTTGGTCCTGTTTTTGGTAAATCATCTACAATTTCTCCACTCTCAGATAACATTTTATTTTCCACATAATGTGGACACTCATAACAAAGGTTATCCCACTCAGCAGACTGTTTCTCTAAATTATATTTTAATTTTTTCCGTAAATCATTATATTTTTTAGAATTCCAAAATTCTTTATAAGTACCATCTTCATTAAAATTGCCTATCGGTGGAATTCTACAACAAAGAAAATAATCTTTATCTACATTCACTCTACCAAACTTATAACCAATCAAACATTGTGATAAAAGTGGTTTCATTATATTATCTGATCAATCATTCCCATATCTAAACATTTTTGAGCGTCCCATAGTAAATCGTGTTTCAGTATACTATTTAGTTCTTTCATAGGAACTTTAGTATACTTCTTATACACATCCTTTATGGTTTTCATCATCAAGTCGAGATTTTGTTTTTCATCTTCAAAGTTAGCATATGTTCCCCAAAAACTACTTGAGAGTTGGTGGATTAACATATAAGAATTTCTACTCATAAGTCTGTGAGTTCCAACTACCGATAAGAATGTTGCTGCACTTGCTGCAAATCCATCCACATAAGTATGAATTGGAACTTTACTTCTTATTATGGTGTCCATAGATGATATACCTGCCACAATAGAACCACCACCTGAATTTATCATTATTTTTACAGGAGGAGCATCAATATCTAAACTATTTGATAAGGATAAACTCTTAGATTCTAATTCTGCAATCTTCTTGTTTAGTTCTACTGCACTATCTCTGTTTACACTTGAGTAGTAATAGATTTTATTTTCTTGAACCGAAATGTGCTTGTCGGTATTACCATTTTGTGTTGCCGTACGGACTGGCGTTTTCTTTTCACCCCAATATTTTCCGTTCATGATGCTTCCACTACGTCTACTATCTTAGATTCTTTCGCTACCTTTACCTCGAAGAAAAATGCTGAATCTTTTAAAAATTCAGTTACTCTTGCTTCTGCTACTGATACTGAATCACATTCTACTAAATAGTTGCGTCGGACTTTCTTTTCCTTAACTCCATTTTTAGTGTCTATTTCTTCAGTAAATACAACTTGTGCTTCGTAATACATTACGACTCCTTTTATTTTATGATTCCTAATAACTCTATTAACATTGCCATCGCGTTGATTTCCTTATCAACCACTTGTGCATCACTTAATTCATATTTTGCAATAACCAAGATACAGGCGGCAATATGTCCTTTACCATAAGTATCAACTTCATCATATAGAAGTCGAAATAAATCAGCAAAATCCGTAACCTTTGAGTCGGCAACCAACTGACGAATGTTGTTGAATGCACTCTTTTTATCTTGGGTTTCTAAAATCTTTAATAATTTTAATTTATAATCGTTCTCCACAATACTCTGTTTATCAATCGTTAGTATACCTTCAACTGATTGTCTTTGGGCACCATTGATAACTCGTCTTATATCGGGATAACCACTATTGACTAATAAACCTAAATCTTCTCTTTCATAATTTATGTTCTCTTGTGTCAAAATATTATGTAGATGTTTCGCTACATCTTGTTTGTTTGGTGGAATTACTTGAAATGCCTGACACCGAGATTGAATCGGATCAATAATTCTCTCGACAAAATTACAAGTCAAGATGAATCTACAATGTTTACTAAATGTTTCCATTAGGTTACGAAGTGCGGCTTGGGCGTTTGGTGTGATGTAATCACACTCATCCAAGATTATAACCTTGTAATCCTTGAATCCCATAGTGGAGGCGAAACTCTTAACCTTTGTTCTTACGGTTTCTACATTGTTCTCATCTGACGCGTTAATATAAAGATAATCACAATCTATATTATTAACGAGTAGTTTTGCGAGAGTGGTCTTACCTGTACCAGCCTTTCCATATAGTAAAAGATGTGGTAAGTCTCCACTCTCCAAATACACTGCGACTTTACTTTTTAATTGGTCATTACCAATATAAGTGTCGAGTGTTGAAGGCCGATACTTTTCTACCCATAGGGTATGTTCATTATGCATTTTTTAATTCCTTTAAGTAACTATTAAATTCATCTTCAAAATCCTTAGATGACATTTTATTCTCTGAAAATCCACCTTTTAGGTGAGTTAAAAATGGTTTGTCTTTGTAATCATATGTGTGTAAGGTATCCAATGTTTTGAAATTAGGATTATCATAAAATGGTCCTAAGTGTAGATACTTTAAATTGTTATAAAGACAATAGATAGTAGCACCATGATTTGTATCACCGTAATACCAATCTACATTATAATTATCAAAGAACTTTCTCTTACATAGGAAAAAATACGCATCTGCAAAACCTATTTTCTCTGTTCTCACATATCCACCACTTTCGGGCTTTATAACCATTTTTTGATCTTCATATTCTTGAATATATTTATTTAAAAATTCTTTATTTAATAAATAAGTAGACAACCATATCTTCTTATTATCAACTGCTATATATTCAAGTTCTTCTTCATCGAGTTGTGCAATCATTTCATCAATACAATCCCTATGATAAAATGTATCGTTATGTTGTAGTACAATATAATCTCCCTTCGACTCATGTATACCTAAATGAAATGCCATTGACGCCCACATAGTTTGACAACCAAAATTATCCAAACTCAATTGTATATCTCTATGATTCATGAACTCAGGTATTTTTTCAAGTTCTTTAAGTTGTAGTGCCTGCCATCCTTTTATTACTCTGACATTAGGTAACTTTAAATCAGGAAATGTATGACTATTATCAACTATTATAATTTCTTTTTTACACTTTAGTGTGTTTATATTCTTAATAGTTTTAATGGTAGAAAAAATAATATTTGATGAATTATTTTCTGGCCACATATCTTCTTTTTCGTTTAAGTTTAAATGTTTATCTTTTTCTATCGTAAAAAAAGGTACAATAAAACTTATCATTTTATCTTTCATAATTTCTCCAAGCTTTTTCTCCGTGTAAAAATTTATCTCTAATCTTCCACCACCAATGTATTTCCATTTCATTTTGTATCAATGAAAACTCTTGAACTTGTTTTACACAATGTGGTAAATAATCTGCCACAGGTATACTGATATTTGCATCTTTATGTGATTCTATAAAACAATCTGCTGGTACTATTTCCATATTTGCCTTTTCTAATAACATTTTAGATACTTTAGGTGTAACTATATATGCATGTGCACCATGTAGAAATTGTGTATCACATTGACAGAAATCTGGATGACCAGAATGAAACAAGTCGTGTTCATTTTTACAATTTCTCTCGTGTAGTCCATCAGAAGTTTGTTTCCAATCTCTCTTTCCCCATAACGGACTTCCAATATTTAAAACACCCTCAAATTCACAATCAACAAATTTTTTGTAAAATATCGCGTCGTGTTCTAATATCATTATTCTCTCATTAGTCCTAACCGATTCTTCCCATAACGAGTGGTGTGAAAAGAAACATCCAAGAGCTGATTCAAAATTACTAAACGATACAAATCTATTCATATCAGGATTATAATCATATTTATCAAGTAAATCCTCAGAGTTAAATTTATCTACCCCTTCCCATAAATTTACATCAATTCCACCAACTTCTTTTGCAACTTTAATTACATTTAGTGCAGAATCTTTACTCAATTTCAACTTAGGTAAATATATTACATATGATTTCATAACTTGTGTGAATCCCATTGTGACCATTCTTCATTAATTACTTTTTTAAGAGTACCATTATCGTGCCATATTTTAGCAGTTCCAGTTGGTGTACCAAGATTAAAGGTACAACTTACTTCCTTTTTTCCGTTATGAAACCAAAAAGTCCAATCTCCTTGCATCATATCATATTTCATATTACCACTTGACCTATTAACTCCTGTTTGATAATAATCAGTAAACTTACCATGTAGTTTACCATTTCTATAATTATAATTTTTAACTAACAATCCGTGAATATTCCAATATTTACACGAACCATGTTGAATGTTACCTTTCCATTCTTGTTCGTATAACATATTACCCTTCTTATCCCATTCACTGCTTTTTGTACGAACTCCATCTGTATAAACCATTTCTCTTTTTAGTTTTTCATTTTCATAATACCACTGCCAAGTTCCTCTCGGTAATCCTAACTTAGTTTTACCAGAACTCATCAAAGTTCCACCAATAAAGAACTCTTTAAATTCCCCTTCTGCTATACCCATTTTAAAATTTTCAATTCTTTTTAAATTTTGATTTACCCAATATGCTTTAACTTCTCCATTTTTTTTGTTATCCACCATATGACCTACCTCACGGAGTTTTCCGTTCTGAAAATATTCAAAAGGTCCATTAAGTTTACCATCTTTAAAATTTTCTACCGATAGGATATTACCACTTTCTTCATATTGTATCAATTCCTCAACTATAACATCATTTTTATACTGACCTATCCATTTTGGCTTACCAGAGTCATAATTAAACAACCACTCACCCACTCGTTTTTCATTTTTATATTCCCCTTCCATAATTTTTACTTTTTCAGAATTCCATTCGATAAACTTACCATTCTTCTTACCTTCGATGTATTCTATTTCAGATTTAAGATTACCATTGGAGAAATATGCATATTGCTTTCCATGATTTACATCCCTTTGCATTTCAGACTTTAAAATTAAATTACCACCCTTGTCATACCAAGTCCAAACTTGAACACTATGAGAAAATAACTTTTGTAATGGTGAATCCTCTTTATGTGGTGCACCATTATTATATCGTTTAGCTATACCTATCTTTAAATCTAATTCATCAACTAATTGCTCTTCAAGTTCTGGATTATCATTTTTCCATTTCAGATATTCTTTGTATCGTGGATCAAATGACATCACGACTTTTCCATCTATCATTATAGCATTATCGTTATCAGGAATTTTTTTATAATTCATTTTAGAAATTAAACCTTGTGCCTTCTTTCACATTCCCATCATCGTCCCAAACTGTGCCCTTAATAAGTTCTCCATTTTTACAGATAACCTCACACTCTTTTTGTCCATTGTGGTGCCAAAATGTCCATTTACCATCCATTTCTCCATCTTTCATAACACCCTTTCCTCTGGTAGTATCGTTAGCAAATTTTTCTAAATAGTTACCTATATATTTACCGTTTTTTATTTTGTGTTCTTTTTTTAGTACTCCGTGATTAAACCAAGATTTATGATTTGATGTATCGGTTTTCAAATCAACCTTTAATAATTCTGTTCTAACTCCAGTTGAATTATATTCTTCTCTCATTACCAACTTACTTTTTCCTGACTTGTTAATTCGTTTTTTCTTTTCTTGTATGTGAACTTGTTGGTTGTGTAAATGATATGTGGTTTTCTCTAACTCTACCCCATCCGAATCTAACAAACCTGAAAACAATAATTTTCCATCACTATCTAAACTTCTCCATTTACCTACCTGTATTCCATTAACATAATTTTTAGTATCAACCTCATCATCCCAAGATATGTATTCCCACTCTCCTACCTTTTTACCATTTTTATACTCACCCTCAGATGATTTCTTTGAGTCTCGATGATAATTTGTTGTCAATCCATTCCTTTTGTTATCTTCATAATTACTTATACTTTGAACATCACCATCGTCATAATGAAAAGTCCATTCACCTGTTTTCCGCCCATTATGATAATTTCCCTCTGCATTTAAAACCCCATTTGGAAAAAACTCCAAATACTGACCTACAATTTTTCCATTTTCATATTTCGTTTTTTGCCATTCAGCACGATTTTCGTGGAAAGATATATAATCTCCGTGAATCTTATTATTTTTATAAGTAGTCTTTTCTCTAATTGCACCACTTTCATAAAAGTGAATCCAATCATTAGTTAACTTTCCAAACACATAAAATGATTCAAGTCTCTTTTCACCTGTTTCATAAAATTCAGTTGAGTCTCCATTCAAAATACCTTCAGTATAATTTTGTATGGAACAAATATTATTGTGTGAATAATAAACTTTCCATTCACCGCTTATTTTATCGTTTTTGTAAAATCCCTCTTGACAAACCTTACCACTTGTTTTATCATACTCAATGTATTCCCCATTTTTTATAGAATCTTCTATATAAAACTTCCTTCTTAATTCTCCACCCAAGTAATACTCTGTTTTCAGTCCTATTTCTTTATCCTTTACAAATTCTGATTCGTAGTATTTGTTACCTGTTTCATAGTGATATCTATGCCATACCCCATCTTTTAATCCGTCTTTAAAACTTCCATGTTCATCTCTATTACCATTATCGTGATTTATTTCCCATTCTCCACATTTTATTCCGTTATTGTATTCACCTTTAAACTCTATCCCACCATCACCTCTATATGAACTACACTCTCCATGTAATATACCATCTAAATACGAATTTATATACCAAATCTTTCCGTTGTCGTGCCAACAAGTCCATCTTCTTTGTTTTTTACCATTCTCATAAATACCATTTTTCATTATATTACCATTAGCATGGAATTCTGAATATTCTCCTTCTAAAACACCATTTATAACTGAATATTTTTGCCACACTTCACCATTTGGATGATAATACTCGTGATCACGACTCTCTAAACTTATGATATGATTATCAAAATTGTTCATTATACTTTTTCCATATCGGATTAAATCTTAAATTATGTTCCGACCAAGGTTGAAAAAATTGATAAAAATGTAATGCAGTAACACCTTCAGATTTATAATCTCTCGTGTCTTGATAGGGAGTTTTCATTTTCTCTGTTTCCCATTTCACTTCTTGTGCTCTTGGATAAGCATTTAAAAACTCACCCCCAAGCTCTTCCCATTTATCTAAAAATCCTACATTTAAAATAGATTGTTCTTCGGTCAACCCATCCAATATTAAATCATAATAAACATAATATTCATAATGTAATTTTAATAAGTTATCAAATATATTATCTTGTATTAGATTCTTATGAAATAACATAAAACAACTCTGAAAGGATGGTAAATCTGACCACTTATCGGTCATCTCATCTTTTTTAAATTGTTCATTAAGTTTAGTTCCATTACAATCGTTGGTATATAAAATATCTTTTTTTCTATTAGTTAAATCAAAATTTATCTTATTAAAAAATAATACATCTACATCACAATAGAAAATCCAATCCCATTTTTTAAAATACTCTGTCCACAAATAATATTTGTAATAATGTGCACTTGGATTACCAGGTAAGTTTTTACCAAAAAAAATTTCTACTCCCTTGTCCGTAAATTCTTTTTCATCAAATGTACCTCTATCTTCTTCAGGAACAATCAGCACAAAATCACCATCCCACTCACCATCTACTTTGGCACTATGAAACAAACTCTTAGTGTGTTCTATAAATTTTTTATCTGCTAATGCTACAAAAACCTTTTTCATTAAAATAACTCTGCTAAATAACCCACCATAAAATCCTCAATACCGGGCATGTTCTTTTGATATTCTTTCGCGAAACTTTCCTGTCCACCTATAAATATACTAAAATCTTTTGAAACTACATAAAATTTTCCCTCAAAAAATGGAATGTCATTTTTAATAAAACCAAAATCTAATTTTTCAATATCATCATGAGATTTTACATAGTTTTTCCAATCTTTCTCTCCTAATTGTAAACAATTAATACCCCAATAATCTTTATTAGTATCTTTACCAACAACTATCCACTCTCCACCATCATGTCCATATGAGGGACATGAATAAGAATTACCATCCCTACCATTAACAAAAATATTCTCATATGTAAGTTTAGGTTCATAGAAATTCCACTTATCTTCAAAAATGGTATCATCACATTTTATCAAATAATCATATTCCTTATTTTCACTACACCACTTCATCATTTTTTGAGTTTTGGATGGTAAATCTTTATAATCTGTATGAAAATCTGAACCCCACTCCATAACCTCTATATTCGGATCATCACAAATTTGTTTATAAAACTCTTGGGTTTTAAAATTGTCTAAATGTTTATTATACTCTAAATCAGTATAAATTACGAATAAATATTTCATTTTCTGTACTTTTTTTTATATTCTGATTTTGTAAAATATGTAAGAGATTCAAATATAAATATAGGTTCTGTATTTCCAACACAATTAGTTTCTGTACGAAAAGTTGTTTCTAACCAATCTTGACTTTTAAAAAAATCTACACAAGGAGTTCCAAAAACCGCAAGTTTAATAAATTTTTGTTTTGAAATTTTCTTTAACTTTTCATTTACCTTTTTTAGAATTTCAATTGTAAATGGATTAAACATAAAAAAAATATTACCATCAGAAATATCATAATCCAAAACATTTCCTTGTTTAAAATAAATATTTTCTAATTTTAACCTATCCTTATGTTTATTGGATTCTACAACTCTATCAGGTACTATCTCAATTCCAATTCCTTTGGCCTGTGTATTTTGTGAAAAATGAATTAATACGAGTCCAGATCCAGAACCCAAATCGTAAAAAACATCATCTTTAGTAATAAGGAGTTTCAAAAAGAAAATATCTAAAACTTTTGCAGGGACAGTTCCATATCCATATTGTTGAATACCATATTTTTTTATTAATTCTTGTTCTACATCTTTTGGTGCATTTTCGTGTTGTAACCTCGGAATTGGATTTAAAGCCAGTTTAACCAAGTTATCTAATGGTAATTCATCCCATAACTCTGTTATATCGTCTACATTACGATTATATATGTTTGATAAATCATCATAGTAAATGTAATCCACAAATCCTTTCGGTGGTTCATATGCCCAATCAATAATACCAAATCTGTTAGGTTCGTTGGTTTCCTCTCTACGATTTTCTTCACCCCAAATTCTCGTTGCTGTTATATTATTAATATTATCCGTTTCTGTTTGTGTGGCTAAGATTTCGGTCTTAGGGTACAAATCTTTAACAATTTTTATAATAATATAATGCAGTATTTTTGAATAACCCTTTCTTCTATGTTGTGGAAAGGTAAACACATTTCCAACCATAGTAATACCATGTTTATTTCTGAGTCTAAAGAACGAAACCAACTCACCCTTGTCATATATTTCAAAAAATCTCATATTTGTTGGATTACCCTTTTCCCAAAATATATTTAATTCTGTTATATTATATTTCTCTTGTTGTTCTTTTATTTTTGAATATGATATTTCAGCAATGTAGTATCTTTGACCTATCATAAATTAAACTCCTTGATTACAGAATTAACTTGTTCATGACCGAGAAAATATTGTTCTTCTTCTATTGTTTCAAACTTACGAGTATCGAGATTATAAAAACCATACTCATTTTTATGTGGTAAACTTGGTGACCACAGATAAGTGAATTCTAATATTTTATTATCAATAACATCGAATGTTATATTAGGTGTATTCATAATTTTTTTTATTTCGAGTAAATCAAAAATAATATCCATATTTTTTAATCTACTTTCAGATATACAATAACATCTTTCAGAACTATAATTATATCGTGATTTCCAATCTACTTTTGGATTACCAACACCAAAATTTAATGGATGTGATAAATCTTGTTCATAATCAAATACTTTCGAATGTATCCCATAATTAGTCAAATGAATTTTATACATTAGGCCTTCAAAATAAGGTTGAATAATGGCTGGAAAAAAATTATCAACTTTAGAGTATGTATCGTTTAATATATTTACCAACTCACCATACTCACAATATTTCTTTTCTGTAACACAAAATACATTATCACTACTTGCACCTGTATGTGATTTTACGATATCTCCAACTTGAACAACATCACACAACTCATCTATATTATTTACAACTTTATAATCAGTATACTTTGAGTATCCGATAGAATCCAAATATTCCATTTCTCTTGGTTTATCATCATACAATCTATATGTCATGAAATTGGGCCAGATGTTATCAAATCTCTTTTCCAATTCATAATAATATTTTTGATGTAATTCTTTATCACCTCGTTCATGTGCAAACCTACCAATAAAATGTGAACCATCTACATTTGGATAATCTTCGTAATAAGATAATCTATAATCAATGTTAGCGTTTGCAAAATATGCTTCAAATTTTTCGTGATAAAATCCACATAAATCCCAATTGTATCGATTGTCTACCAACCACCCTTTCGGTACATCATAAATATTATTGTCTCTATGTAGTATTATCATTTTTTAAAAACCTTGAATGTGGTCAAATCCCTATATGGTGGATTTTCTACCAAATCGTCACTATCATCGGGCAGACCTCGAAGTAATTCCATACCACGAACTGCCTCTTGTGGTGTCATGTACATATTCCAACCACAAAATTCTATATCATCTTCGTGATATGAGACTTCACTTCTACCTTCATATCGTGCCTTCTTAAACCATTCATAATCATCCTTATTATCACATAGAATCGCCCCACCCTTTCCAATAGGAATATGTTTTTGTATATGAAAAGATAATGTCATATAACTACCTTTAACATACATATTCCTTTTCATTCTTTTGGCAGAATCCCATATTGGATATGGTTTAAGTTGGTAAATACCACTCCACTCTAAATCCTCAAACTCTACTTGACCACCCGAATGAATAACTGACATAGGAACAGATAAATATGTGTGTTTAGGAATTGTAACAACATCAACTTTCAATCTGTAACAACATAGAAATAATGCATCAGTTGAACTATCCACACAAACCACATAAGGTGCACCTGTGTAATCACTTAATTGAGATTCGAACTCTCTTACTGCTTCATACGGATTCATAATATATTTACTCCATTATTAAAAATATTATCTAATACTGTAAAATTGTTTTTTGTTTTATATTTCATATATTCTAATTCAACATTACCAAATAATCCCTCATCAATATAATTTTTTGCCTTTGGTCCTGTTATATAATGATCCCCATCAAGTTCCTTTACCACTTCCAATATTCTACCATTTTTATCATTGGATTTTAAATTAATTTTCTCTGAATAATATATCTCTGTTTTTATTTCAAGTGCATCACAAATTGATTCCATAGTATATCTATTTAAGTCATATAAAAATTTCCAATCCATTTTTAAATAATCTAATAAATACTTATACTCACTAAAATACTTAGACCGAGAATAAAAATTGTAAAAACTCTTATAATGTTTTTCACGCCATTTCTGTCCATTATCTATTTTTATGTCTATAATATTAGTATTTATATTTTCTTTATGAACTGGTACATTCAACCACATTTCGCCATGAGTAGACTTTATTAGATTTCTTGTTCTCCAATCCTTCTTTGTAAATTGTAATGTATCAAAAAATACAAACTTATCAACTGAGTTGATTAGCTCGAACATTCCTGTCCAAGGTAAATAATTACTTTGCGATGCCGCTATTTTCATATAAATAATCTGCCCATAATTTATGTGATTCTTTTGTAGGGTGTCCATCGAGTCCAGATACCATTTCTTCTCCGTGTCCAAAACAATAATCCCTAAAAACCAAATCATTATTAAATAGACTTGGAAATGTTTCTCTGTCTACCAATTCAAAAAACTCACTATAATAATCCACCCAATCCACTATTGGTTTATCAGGAAAAACTGCATTTCTTTCATCATACCCATAATCTTTTACACCATAAACAGGTGCACCTGCAAAAGATAGAAAAAAGAAGAATGGAATGTTATGATATTTTAAATAATTCTGTAATGCTAAAACTTGATTGAGAAAATTTACAATAAACCATTCTTCCTTAAAATACTTTATAACTTTAAATTTCTCACCATTAAATGGTATAACTTCATTCCATAACTCATCTGAATAATATTCATATCTATATATTGAACTCCAACCGATTATCACAAAATCATCCTTTGTAAATTTCTCGTGAAGTTTATAATCTCTATCACTTTCTTCACGTGCCCTATGATCTGGTAATCCTATTGTACTCCTAAGTATTCGTTGGTTGTTTGAACCACAAGATGATTCTTGTAACAATTCACATCCTAACCTCTTTTGTAATAAAAATGGAAAAGCTTCGTTTTCTCTATCCTTTAATTCGTCTCCCCAAACAAAACTACATCCATTAGTGTATAATTTCATTTCCAATACTCCTCGTTTAACCAATCATCGGATTGATGAAAGTAATCCCACAATTTATTCTCTTGTATAGTTCCAATCTTTTTTGATTCTTCATCTACTAATCTTTTTAATTCATCATCAGAATCATAATGTAAATAATTTGGTGCACTCGTTATATTGGTAGTAATTGTATTTCTACCCATACTTCCCAACTTCCAAGATGTATTAAATCCTCTAATTAGATGTGGTTTTATGTTAACAAAACTCTGATTAAAATATTTAATACATTCTTGTGGCGTTACCCATTCTTTGGGAAAACAAAACCTATCCTCTCCAAATAAATTCATCAATTTATCATAATGAAACATTTTTTCAAAATTTTTTCCCCAATCTCCACTATTTTCTCTTAGTGGTATATGAGAATATATCTTATCACCCAAAATCGTAGGTTCGTATTTCTCAAAATCAAAGTATGGGATTTTTAAAAATTTATGTGGAAGATTATACTTTTTATTTAAATCGATTTCAATCTCATCAACAGCCACCAAATTAATATTTTCAGTATCTATTAGATCAAACATACCTCGTGTCCATTCAACCCCACCAGGAATTAAAACTTTAAAACCGATGTGATTGTTATAGACATCTACATCTGATGAAGAATTTTTCTCACATTCTAACTCTCCATCCCAATCAGGATATAATCCCCAAAATAGTGCAGGTTCTTCTGAATTATCATAATCTTTTAAATTCCAACATTCCAAAAATTCATTTTTGAAATGTGATAACGATGGTGAAATATATGCCTGTTCTATTCTCATTTTAATTTATTTATATTTTTATAATCTTCTTCATTCCATAGACTCGTAAACAAATGTATTCCATACGAATCACCATCATATGTAAAAACATCTTCATATGATTGCCAATCTACTGAACAAAAATACTTTTTAGGTAATACATAATCTTCATAACCATATTGCTCAACCAATGGTGTGATTAAATTAGGTCCTAAATCTCCGTGTGTAGAATTCTCACCAATCTTTCGTATACGATTTGCCCAATCTTTAAAAATTTGTTCCCCACTACTCTCACTATATATAATACAAGTTGCAACATGATAATCCCAACCACTATCTATCTGCTCTGAAAATACAAATCGTCTATTGAACTCATATGGTTTCAAACATAACATATCCAAATCAACATACAACCCACCTCGTTGATATAACAATTCTGATCTAAACAGATTTGAAAATGCAATCGGTGTACCTTTTGAATGTCCGTGTTGATATGTAAAATATTCATCAGAGTCAACTATCTCGTGATAATCTTTTTCATTCCATAACTTAAATTCATAACCATTCTTTTCCCAAGAATTGATACATTCATATTGTATCTCACCCAACTCACCAATCCAAAATCCATTAACTTTCATATAACCACCTATCACATTGGTTAATATTGTGTATATAATTTCTTTCAAAAGTTGAAACTTTTTTATTTGCACTTTTCATTATTAATAACTCTATACAAAATAATAAATAATTGTCTTTATTATACCACTCCGTCAATACATCAAAGTCTATCCAAAAATAAGTATCATATTTTTGAGTTATCTTATCAAATAAGGTTAAATCTTCCTCATTCGTCATAATATAAACCTTATAAGAATCATCAACTAACTCGTCCAAAACCTTCAAAATATTTTCTGATTGAGTGGCCTCATCTGTATCTGAATATTGACTTAAAACATCTCCTCGTCTCACATGAACACATACATATTTACCCAAATGATTTATTACATTAGAAGAAATGTCTACTAAATGTTGATGAAATGGTAATTCAATATCAACATTTCCATCAACCATTAATTCTTCAATATCAGGAAAATAACCAACATATTTACCTTGTTTTCCTAAATGTGTTTTATAGAAATCAAAAACTTCTGTCCTACTATTTTCGAACTCATTATCTAATACAACTTCATATGGTTTTCCATCGATTTTTAATTTAGAATAATCATAGTACTGACTTAAATTTGTATCAAATATTCTTTCTGATCCTAATCCCTCTGGTTCTCCAAATTCAAACATAGGGATTATTGGTATTTTATTATTGTGATATGCATATTTTAAAATTACTTTTAGATTATATGTGTGATGCCAAAGTCCTGCATTTTTTTTAAAATTTACAAACTTTACATATGATTTATCCACGACAAATATCCAAAGTAGTGCAATGAAAACTACCACCAAGTGTTCTTGCATGTCTTAATTTCATAGGAATGACTTCTATATTATTTTTATATAGTTCCTTATGTAACTCTGTTTGATTTTCATCACATATAACCAAATTTTCATTCAGAGACAATAAATTAATACCAATCCAAACTGAAGCGTGATTGTAATTAGGATAATGTCCTATATCCACCATATCAGGACACCAAATCTTATCCCAAGATTTTAATGGTTCGGGTATATTATCTTCATTCACCCTTTCAGGATTTAACAAACACAATCCTTCTCTTAATAGGGATATAGTCGAATCTAAATGAACATAACTATACATATTTTCTAAAGTATGTACCTTATATTTACTTCCAAGAAAATTCTGTAACCATTGTGCACCTAACTTGTTGCCCGTGTTTGAAACCAAATATAATATATCATCGTTACATCTAAGAATATTTGCTGCATCAAATATGGGTTCTACTTCTGTTAATGTTAATTTATCTAAATCGTCTCTTTGATAACAATCATCTCTTAATCTTGGTTTTGGTGCTGAAACCCACCTTGCACCCTTTTTCATATAATCAATGAAATCATCACGAAATGAAAATGTTTCAAAGTACCTTGACCTTAAAGTCATAGGTGATTCTATAATTGTATCTCCTACAACCACCACACTATCTCGTGGACAATAATTGTAATATCCATTTGTACACCAATCAAGTGTTGCAAAATGTGATTGGTTATCCTGTGGTTGAGGTCGTTTTACCTTTACACCAAGTGATTTAAGAATAGAAACCAATCCTTCTAAATCTTCTTGAGTTTCTTCAATTACTTGTTTGGGATATAATCCTTCCTCCACACCTAACATCTCATCCCTATCGGCATAATTTATACAATGTAAGTCTACATCGTGGTCAGGATTATTTGGATTATCTATAATACCAACATAAACTTCTTTTAAGGTATCCCATTCATTATTACTACTTACAACTTTTTCCATACCCATATTGGTTCTCCAAACTTCTTATCCTGTTTGTTCTCTAATGATTTCTCCGTCCACACAGAACCCTCGTAACTTTTAGCCGTTCCAGCTCCACCACTATTAGGTCGTTTGGCCATCTCCATTCCAATACAACCTTGATACTCTCCCATCTTGGATAAGTAGTCATTCATAGGATTACAAATCTCCAACCAACCTCTTTCGGTTGACCATTTTGAATTTGTATAGACATCTGATATATTCACTAATAAATATCCACCTTTTTTTATACTTCCCCATAAGTTACCCAAGGTCGATTGTAGAAAATCCTTATTCCAATCGTTTATATCTTTGTATCTAACCCAACTTTGTGTATCATCGTAACTATAACGCTCCACGCTAAAGTATGGTGGACTTGTAAATACCATGTCAAAATGTTCGTTGTACGGGGCGAAGTCAAAATCTTCTGCTGGACTACAATGAAACTCAGACTTTCTATCGTGTTCAAAGAATCCCAAATGTTTTTCATAGAATTCAGATTGTTCCTTGTAGATAGGGTGATTCTCTCCTCTTGGATCTAAACCAACATAGTGTTTACCATATTCACTTGCGTAAAATCCAGCCAACCTATCACCCCACCCCATCGAAAAGTCTAATATGTTTTCTGACTTAAACATATCGTAAATTATCTTTGCCACATTTGGTTTGAACTGAGAACAAATATATTTTCTCAACCCAATCATAGTTCTCAATATGTTCTTGTTTATCTTGGGCATCTTCAACGAGTAAGCACTTCCCATAAGTGTGGTCATAAACTTATGACTTCCCCAAGTTCGTTTAGGACCTGGTGAAACCGAACCATCAACTGACCAACGATTTTCTATCTGAAAGTAGTTACTTGCCTCATTACCAGCATTTAATCTTCTAAAATATAATTGTTTTTTATCATAATTTAAATTATAGGTATATTCTGTTCCTTCTCTAGCATACCACTCACCCTCTACCATAATTTCATTCCATTTCATACCCTTGAGTTTTTGGAAATCCTTGTATGCTCTCTTTTCGGTTAAATCAGGATATGGAAGTGGGTATGTCATTGCTACTTTTGCAAGACTTTCCTTAACATCATCTTTATCAAATGTTTCTTTAATGTACTCCCAATCCTTTTCATCAATTTCGAGATAGGGTTTCATATTGTAAAATTTATCAAAGTAATCTATATACATTAAAAGAATCCGTGTTTAATTGTTTGTTTCATTTCTATTTTTATCTTTTCGTAAAACTCTTGTCCGTATGTTTCGACAAGTGCCTCTTTGGATTGTAACCATATTTGTTTAACTACATTTTCTATCTTATCATCTAATATCAATTCATCTCGTTTGTTCTTATGTTTCTTTTTCAACTTGTAATGATACTTACCATCCACTTCTCTATCTAACTCGTAATTCTCAGGCTTTGGACAATGTAAATATGCCCAATTATTAATCACCACACGACCTGTTTTGTTCTCCACTAATGGATATGTTTTACAGAATACAGGTCGTTCATCACCCAAACTACAACCCGTTCCATCCTTACTTAGTAAATCACAACAACCATCTTGTGGCCATTCCAATTCTAAATCAAGTCCAAATTGTTTTTTGTATTTTTCTTGTTCTTCCTCAGTAATCTCTACATGAAAAGAATTGTGGTTACAGCAACCAAAGTTACATAACCCACACATTATTTTCTTTTCTAACCAGGCCTTAGAAAAAGTCGTGTTTGACTTGCTCATGTTTCCTTCTCAGTTCTCTATCGATAATCATTTCATATTCTGATTTGTGCCACTTGATAGGTTCAATGTAATCCAAGTCATATTCTTTAATACCAACATCCCAAAACAACACCTTTTCAGATGGTTTTAGATTTTTGGTCATCCAATCCCAAGCCTTAGCTTCGTATGTTTGGTCAAGCGGTAATGATTCATCTAATTTAAGTTTGTGTTGATATGGATAATCAGATTGTACCACATGAAATTCTCCGTCAAATTGGTCTTTGGGAAGGAGACGATCATACCAAGTTTTCTTATTTTTATACACATATCCACTTAATGCTACAGGATGTATAACTTTAACATTTTTGTTATACAACTTACACCCTAATGCTACACCTAGCATAGATAATCCACTCCCAGCTATTCCCACGACAGTCTCTACACAGTCAGGAATATTTTTCACTTGTTGGGCAATGGTTTCCATCACTTGTTTTCCATTCATTCCAAATTTTATTTGGAAATAACCTGTTTCACCAACGAGTTTTTTGGCATCAAGTTCGGGACCCGATATATTAGGGTTTCCCACCCCATACATTTTGGCACCAAACTTTTGAGATAGTGAAGCATTTACTCTATAACTATCTTTGATATGGTCGGGATAATGTGGTATTGTAACCAAACATTTCAACCCAAAATACTTTGCAACTGCCGAAGTTATACAACTCTGTGGAGATGGTATTCCAGCAGCTGTAAGTATTCCACCATTACACTCGTTGAGTATATGGTCTAAATTATCATAGACAAGTTTAGAACATTGTCTAACTTTTCCACCACTAACACCACCAAGATTGAAAAGGTCGTCTCGTTTAACCAAGTAACCATTATGTTCCTCTATTGGTGTTAATTCGTTTATCCAAGTATTAAAATGTTCTTCACTAAAAGTTGGGAAGTTGTCAAAATCAATCAACGTCTTGAACGGCTACAAGAAAGTAAGTAGCATCATAATCATCAACCTTGAAGTTGATTTTTGATAACCCTTGTTCACTAACATATAGTGTTGCACTTTCACATTCTTTATTTGCTGTAAGAACATCCTTAAATAGATTTGCGTTAAAAGATACATTTTCTATTTTAGATGTTGCTGTAGTCTCAACAGGAATTGTAACTCTGTTTGTGTTGATTGAAGAATAACCTATTACAAGTTTCACTCCATCATCATCAGCTATTACCGTAAAGGTATCTGTATCTGGTAATGCAGATTTACCACTAATGAATCTATTAATGAAATTGGAATCCACTTTAATCTCTACCTGAAATTCAGGAAGTTGTTTTAGTGGCGGTGGTTGATTGATAACTGATTTATCCGACAACATAAAGTTGACTTTGGATAGTGCATCAGAAATCTCAACGGCGATTGCCTTATCACCCGCCTGAGTCAAATTAAGGGTTACATCATCATCCAAAACACCAAGTAATCTACTAAGTTGTTCTGTATCATAAACTCCCAATTCGGAATCCTCGAATGTCCAATTATTCATCTTCAATTCTCCGAGTAGTGCTTTATCACCAGTAATGAATCGAGTAGATAATTTATCACTCTTGCTGTTGATAACTACTGCATTAACATTACCACCTAAATGGTACTTGTCAATGAATCGAGTTAATTTGTATTTATTCATTTATCATTTCTCCTTATGTTAATATGATATATACATATATATCAAACTTATTTCTCAAAATCAAAAAAATCTTTGACATTATTATTCATATAATTCTTTTACCTTATTAGATATAATTTTAAGCCATATTTTTTGACCATTTTCGTTTGGATGGTCATCAGTATTACTGATTCTTGTTTCGGTATGAGATGGATCTATATCAGTTAGGTATTCTGACCAACTCGTTTTATCATCACCCCACACCCATCTATCAAAATCTATTTCATTATATTTAAATTTGTACTTATCTGATAACTTAGTTTCGTTTATACTCCATAAACTATCAAACATCACATACTTAATATTATTAGTCTTTAAAAACATCTGTAAATACAAAATGTTATCTAAATATTTATCATATCTGTCTCTAACATTGTAATGTCTTACCATAAACCACTTCCAAAACTTATCTGACATATCATTACCATGAATATCTTTTTTCAGACCAAATCTAATTAGTGACTTTTCTGGAGAAGGAAAAGCTTGAGATGAATCCATTCGTTCTAAAAAATCAGTACTCTTTTTTTTATTGTGTACTAATTTAGAATTCAACTGTATAAAACTTGATGATTCTTTCCCATTCTTGTTTTTAAACTCATCCCACAATTCAAATCGTGTAAATTGAGTCCAACCAATCACAACCAATAAATCTTCCCACAAATTTTTATTCTTTAAAAGAAAATCTATCGTTGTCCTTCTGATTTTATCATTACCACATCCATGTGAAGCATTATTAATAATTTTTTTAATATCAAGTTCTGTTTTAACAATTGAATCATCAAGTCCTTTAAATCCATCCACAAAACTACAACCATTTAAATAGGCAAGTTTAAACATTTTAGAAGAACCTTTCTATACTTTCTATATATAAATTAGATACTATTTTTTGCCACTTAGGGCCTGGATGTGAGTCATCTCTTGCTTTATCTGGCCAATCCAAAATTTCAGTAGAAGATTCTACTATAAAAGGTATATTATATTCATCACAAATCAATTTAATTCCCATGACATTTTTTAATACTGATAGATATAAATGCTTAGAATTATACAGCCAAGGGAACTTAGGTTTCTTGGGTAAATTGTATATATAAAATTCGTTAGATAATTTATCGTTATCATAGTCGAAGAATTGAAATCTACCTGCTGTTGGAAGTAGAACACTAACAACTTTAGGTTTTAATTTTGGAATCCACCTAACAGCATTCATAAAACATAAATCATCTCCCCTACCATTTTGGGATAGATTCCAAACCCTCACATCAAAATGTTTTCCCACCATCCAAGGCCATGTTTCGTGTTCCTCTAATCCAACTCCTGCTGTTAGCGAACATCCCAAAAACATAAAACCATCTGTATCATCATCAAATGAATCTGACCTATATCCGTATTCATTAATATTATCTGTGGTATTGTATTTGGTAATAATTGTCTTAGGTTTTCTTTTAGTTAAAACCCCCTCGAAATTAGTTTCCCTATCTAAATCATCTAATTCTTTATCAGTAATATCCACATGAGTTTTTACTAATTTTTTTATTTCTTCCGTGTTCACTAAAAAAACCTTTCGATACTCTGTTCTTCATCTACTGGCTTTCCCCAATCCAAACAATCATAGAACATTTGTAACTTTTTGGTTAGTGCCTGTCCATATATCTTATCATGGTTAATATTTTTATTTATAAATTCCATTATTTCAGGTGGGTCCTCGTGTCCTTTGTAAGCAACTGCATTTAATCCTAATGTATTGTTCTTCAAATACACCCAACGAATCTTATCACCATTATTGATGAATTGATATTTCTTATCTTGTTTAAAATACCTAACCAAATCATTATATGCTATTGCTGCTTTTACATGAACAGGACACCCTTTTTTGAATGTGGTAAATACTGAACTATTTTCCTTGTCCTTCTTTTCCATATACTTCCATATTCCCTTGACACCTGTTGGTGATGAGATATCATCGAGTTCGTTGTATTTCATATTCTTCTTAAATCTTGTTATCCTATGATCTATTTTATCCTTTGGAACACTTGCCAGAATATCATCCAACACATCAGACAATAGTTTTCTGAACAATGGGGCGAAGTTACTACGAACCGTATCCAAACCCTTTACCATAGTTTTATTAACTTGAACACCATTATCCGATATAATCTTCATACCATATCTTTTCTTCACAATGAACAAACCAGCCTTAGCTACAATTTCTTGTTTAATCTCAAATCTATGAACATCAAGATTACAGAACTTCTTGGCGAAGTAATGATAACTATCGTTTAGATATTTCTGTACTTCTGTAGCTATCTCATTAATCCGTTGAGTTTTCATAACATCACTTAACTCTTGATTTGGAAATCTATGTTCAATTAAAGGAACTGCTGAATAGAAAACTGAATCTGTATCAATATAGATACAATAGTCCTTTTCTGTTCCCAACTCTTTATTGTAGAAATGATTACCAATTTTCTTTGTGAATTTAATTAACTCTTGGCCTGTCTTTGTGGTGGCTTCAGCGTTATCCAAATCGTAAAACCTAAATACAGGTAAACCCAAAACACCATACATGGAGTTCAACACAATCTTCTGAATGTGTTGTCGTCTATTGAAGTATCCATATTGGTCGTCATCTCCAGCATCACCGAACTTCTTTGCTAGTTTTCTAAACTCTTTTCGTTTATCAAACCACTCTGATAATAGAGTTGGAATTAATCCTTGTTTATCTGTTCTGTATATGATACCATTGTTAGATACAGATACTTGATTCTTATCAAAGAAATCTTTTAATTCTGTTTCGGTAAATTGTCCTTTTTTCTTACCATTCATAATAATAGAGTAGGTTTTATTTCTACCAGCAATAAACTCCTTTGGACTCCACCCTTCGATTTTACCAATCTTAGTTTCAGGTGATATATTTAAACTCATAATGATTGACGGATACATACTCGTAATATCCAAATCATAAACCCAATCGTGTTTTCCTTTTTGTGGGTCCTGTACATAAGCTCCTGTGAATTTACCATCTTTCTTCACATCATCTCGTGGTGTCTTGTTTGGAGCTACAACTCCGAGTTTTTTCAGGTACACCAATATAGCCCCTTCCAAAAATCGAGAGTCATATTGTATATCTTCATATGGAACATGACCTACATGACAAATCCCTCGAGCGACATCAATAAAGTCTAACTTATCATCTAACTTCTTAACAATCCTAACATCGTGAATGTTATATTTCACAAAGTCATTTAAGTGATTCTCGTATAGGTCATTTAGTGTTCCTTCGTATGAAATTTTATTTGTTCCAACCTCTGAGGCACCGATATCGTCCAATCGATATGATGGTTTTGAACTAAATGTAAAGTTTTTATATAGGGCTAAGTAATCTAAGCAACTCACACCTGCTATCATAAATCGTTCTCTGTATTTATTCCAATAGACATTGGATATTGGAGAAAGACAATCTGCAACATTCTTACCGACTATCTGAGCTGAACGATTGTAAAGGTAGGGAATATCAAAACCATCTATGTTCCAACCTGTTATAATGGTTGGTCGCATTTCTAAATATTTAGCGTAAAACCTTTGTAGTAACTCGTACTCTTTTTTGAAAGTTTCTACGGTTACATTTTTACCCCATTCATCTGGTATCAGTTTTTCTTGTTCATCAAGAACAAAACACCAATAATGGTCGGTTTCACTATCGTGAATCGCGATGGAAGTAATCTTGTTTTCTGCCTTTTGTGGACTTGGGAAACCTTCGGTTACTTCTACCTCTATATCGATTATCATAATACGATGACCTACTGATGGTTCATCACTATTAGTATACATATCAATGAGAGTTCTCGTTTCAGGATTAATATCACTTTCGTGTAATCCTTCTACGGATTTATCCCACTTATATGTCTTTTTTAACCTATCACCATATAGGGAAACATGAGTTCCGTATCCGTCTTTTATATAAGCATACCTTTTGTAAGGCACGATTACATGACCACTCTTGTCATCCCATATATGTACTTTATTCTTACGACTTTCGTAATATATGTTTTGGTACAATATAACCTCTTAATTTATACTTGATCTTACTAATAATATTTGATAATTCCTAATACTTTTTAGCTACAAATTGTTTGAATTAGTTTTTGTGAAACCACATATGGATCACAATTTGAAGATGGTCGTCTATCTTCTAAATAACCTTTACCGTCCCTTTCCACCTGCCACGGAATACGGATAGATGCTCCTCTATCTGAAACACCATAACGAAATTCTTCAATAGAACAAGTTTCATGTTCTCCTGTAAGTCTTTTGTCATTATCTTGACCATACACATCAATATGTTCTTGTGGATTTTTTGATAACTTTTCACAGGCATTTATAATTTCTATATATCCACCTTCATCTCTCATATATTTCGTAGAAAAATTGGTATGACATCCTGCACCATTCCAATCACCTTCAATTGGTTTTGGATGTAGTGATACTGAAACTCCATTCTTCTCACAGATTCTTTCTAATAACCAACGAGCAACCCATAAGTCATCACTCATATTGATTGAACCACCTGCACCAATCTGATATTCCCATTGTCCTAACATTACCTCTGCGTTTGTTCCACAAATACTAATACCAGCTTTGATACAAGCATTTAAATGTTCTCTTGAAATATTTTCACCGATATTTCTACCACAATAATAATCTCCTTGTGGAGCTGGTTCACCATGTCCTGGCCAACCTAATGGTCTATCATTTTTAAATAATGTGTATTCTTGTTCAAAGCCAACCCATTCATCAATACCATCAGGTATAGTTTCTTCTAATAATCTTCTCGTATTAGATTTGTGTGGTGTATCGTCTACATTATAGACTTCACACAATACGATAGAACTATCTTCTTCTAATGGATTTGGATAAACCCTTACTGGTTTTAATTGACAATCAGAACTACCACCATCTGCCTGTTCAGTAGAACTACCATCAAATCCCCAAATAGGATCGAATCCCCATTCAGGTACTTTTAATGGTTCTTTTACAACTTTTGTTTTATACCTAATTTGAGTTGGTGTACATCCATCCAACCATAGATATTCCAATTTATACATAACCTTACTCCTTAATTTGCATATTCTTGGTCGTCATTATCTCCTGTTGTGGGTATTATTTCTACATCACAAAAATCACCATCACAAAACTTTTCTATATTGGCTTCTTCTTTATGTATAACCCCAAAAGATAACTTACCAAGTTTTTTAACTTGCTTCTTATATTCCTTTTCGTCAATCGACTCATATGGCATTTGTTTATATGCACCCAATTCATGTCGTGGTAATAAACTTATACCTTTTAGATGATATTGGAAATAGTTTAATACTTGTGGTATCATTTCACCCTCTGTTTCAGGATTGAATGTTACGGTACAACTAACTTGATTATCAGCCCAATGTCTTTGCATAAATGCAGCTAAACTGAATTGTTCCCATATGGATAACTCACCCACGGTTCTAATTCCTTCTCCCACATCAACAGGAACTTCAACAACCATTGTTGTGTCCTCTGAACCGAAAGCTGGTTCAACTTTATATCCAGCCTTTTTCATAGGTTCTAATAATTCTGAATGTTTTGAAACCCTAATTCTTCTGATATAGAATCTTGATTCAGGATAGTGTAATCCTGGTGTTGCTCCTGCTAATAACGAAACCGTTCCACTTGGTTTTACACTTGTGGTTTTAATTGACTTTGGAATTGCGAACCAATCAGAATACATCTTATCCCATTCTTGTATTGTGTCGTATCCTTCCTCTAACCAATTTTTTAATTCGTGTAATCCTCGTTGAGTAATAAACTGAGCAACTCCACTCACACTACATCCAATTCTTCTGTTTCTCAACATAACTCGATTGGTATCACTCCAATGTGTCTTACCTAATGTTACTGATTTGGCATACAGATAAGCATATTTAAGTGTTCTTTGATAGTCCTCTAATGAATCGTGGTTATTTGGAAATGTCTCTACTAAACAACATAATTCATAACTTTCTAATGATTGTTCCAAACAAGGATTACCACCCATAACTCTATGGTCTTTATCATCTCCACCATTTTTCATACGAGAATATTTTCTCATGTTTTCTAACCATGCAAATCCTGGTTCTCCGTTGTCATTAATTCTTTCAGATGCTTCCGTATAATCCATACCAAGTTCTGCGAATATTGAATTATTAGAAGTCCAACCATATTGGTCACGATGTGGATTTACTTTATAATTCTTTAAATCTAAGTATTCCTCATCATAAGGATCACCAAATACAATCTCTGCTGTTCGTCTTACATTACCTGCCACGACACATTTACCAATAAGGTTCATTATGTCTACAATCGTTGTTACGGTAATTGGTTCTCCACTATTCTTTTCTAATACCCCTTTGATATCCACATGAACTTCTTCTAATGGTTCAGGACCTGAACTAACTCCACCAAAACCTTTGATTGGTACTCCAGCTGGTCTGACTTTTGAATAGTCAAACTCGATTGGCGCTTGACCATGAAAGTAAGCTTCTAATAGTAGTTTTAAAGATTCTACCCAACCCTCACGAGTATCAGGTATTTCAAATGTCTGTACATCTCTATCCTTGTCCACTCCTTTAACTACTATTTCTCCAGCACCCTTTGTATCAAATCCAACACCCACTCCTAACATACTTGCATCCATAAGGAAACAAAATGGTTTCGAGTAATCTTCTTTTAGTGTTTTAGTTGATACAAATGCACAATTGTTTAGGGCGGCGTACAAACCTTTTTCTTCGGTAACGGCTGTTCCCATTGCCCAAAGACCTCGGCCGGGTGGCAAGAATTTCATAGTGAATATTCGCTCATACATATCCTGTGCGGACGCTTGAGCTTGCCACGGATTCCACCCTAATTGATGTGAATCAATCCAATTTTTTTGCATAGTGTAAGTACCTTCAACAACTCGTTGAACGGTTTCCCACCATCTCTCATTTTTACCATCCTCTTTGATTCGAGAATAGGTTCTCATATAAACTAACTCACCTAATCCGTTAAAACCAAAGGGAGCTTTTCTTCTTTTGTACTTATTAATAAAATTTTCTGATAACTTAAACTTTTCCATCTTCACGATTTCTCCCATTTTTTAATTTGCTTTCCATAACTTTACCTCATATAAGTATGATATATATAGATTTTTATTCGAAGCCATCGGTATCTTTCTGAGAATTGTTATATTTGTTTGCTAAAGTTTTTCTCAAATACTCTTGGCTGTTATCCATTTTTCCTTGAGTACTTTGACCATCTTGTGTATTGGCTTCATAAACATCTATCTTACCAATATTAGTATTAATACTTGATGGAAACGTAATTCCATCAGGACCGAATCTATTTTTTATTACATGAAACCTACCTGTGTTTGCTATTTTATCCTCTACTTTTCTACTAACCGATACTACAAAATCTGCTATCATTACTTTACTATAAGCTTCTGCGACCTTTGTAGCGTCAATCACTTCTTCTTCCAATGAACTACGATTTGCCTGTGAGGCTGTCCATATTGGACAATCTAATTCACCTGCTAATCCTCTTAAATCCTCGTAGATATTTTCTAATACATGCCGTTTCTCACTACCCACACCTTTAAGAATATCTGCATAATCAACTAATATTAAATCAGGTTTTTGATTCTGAATTTCTATCTGACTTAGATGTGAAGTTAAGGTTTGAACTGAAGCACTTTTTGTGGGGAAATACTTAATCAGTAATGTTCCCTTGAGTGAGTCTATTTTTTTCTTGACATCCTCTTGATAAAATTGTATATCTGATGTGGTAACTCCACTAAAAACCGTATCATAACGAAGTCCAACATAATTCTCATTCAACTCCAAAGTATAATGAACTACATTCAATCCTTCTTTAACTGCTGCAGAACCAATTGTTTGTAAACACCAAGACTTACCAATACCAGCTGGTGCCACTACAACTCCAAGTTCTCCTGCACCCAATCCACCATCCATAACCTCATCTATCGGATCCCAACCTGTTTTTACCGTAACCCTTGATGATTGAGTTAATCTTTCTTCTATTCCAATAATATAATCATGTCCTAAATCTCTATCAGAACCAGCCTTCATAGCATTATCCACGAGTTTTTTGATTTGGTCATATTGACCAACCTCAATCAAATCCACACTATTCATAATAGCCTGTTTCATAACTTGATTTTTACAAAACTCTAATGTTTGTTCTTGAACAAATTTTAAATCAGTTGATTTTACATTTCTCCAAGCTTCCTTGAGATTCTCCACTACTGAAACTTGTAAAACCTCATTCTCCATATCATCAATCTTAACTTTCATCACTTCAAGTGTTGGTGGAGTTTTATACTCAAAGAAATAATCTCTTATTTCCTTACATATCCATTTGTTGGCATCACTATCAAAATACTCTGGTTCAAGTATGTCTGATATAGTTTGTATAAATTTCTTATCTGATAATAAAGATGATATTGTCTTTGATTGAAAGACATGACCGAATTGGGATAAAGTTGATTTATCACTCATTTTTAAAACCACTCATGTTGTACGATTCCTGCAGGATTTTCTGCCTTCTTAATTCGAGCTTTTAGTATTTTATAATACTCTTTTTCTCTTTCAATAAGTAGGTAATTTCGCTCTGAAAACACACAACTAATTGCTGTTGTTCCACTACCTGCGAATGGATCTAATACGACATCACCTTTACGACTACCAAGTGTAATTAAGTAGCTCATTAAGGTTGTTGGTTTTACGGTTGGATGATTATTTGCTGATGGTTGTGTTGTGAATTTCTGTTCCACACCTTTCATATCTTTACTCGGTTTATCACTTTGACCATTAAATATTTTTTCTTGTTTTTCAAATCTACCCAACCCATTATTCTTTTCTGATTTACTTGGTTTTGGAACTGCTAAAAATGGAAATGTTCTTTTAATTTCATCTGGTAATTTAGTCAATCTATCTTCCCACCACGAATCTAAACTATAAAATCTACTAAAATCTTTTTCTAATATATCATCACTTATTAATAGGTTTGCTGCAAATCTACCAAATGGTGATGCTTCCGCTGTATCATTATCTTCACTCTTAAATCCACTTGTCTTGAATACCGTATTTTCTTCTCTTGGTTTTCTCTTGGTGGTTTTTCTCATAGGTTTATCCCAACCACCTTCATACATTTTACCACTATCCTTTTCGTATCTACCATCGAAGTTCACTTGTCCAGCCACATTGTCTTTATCAAATTGTTCTTTATCGTTCATATCACCGAATGGTATTCTACAATCATCTAACCAAGTTACACCTTTTTGATTATTAAGTGCCTGACCTACATAAGTTTTTTGGTCTAATGGTTTCATTGCGACTATGACGATTTCTACAGCGGGTTTTGGTTGGTATCCAGCGTAACTTCCTTCAAGATTTTCCTTTTCGGTTTTCTTACCAACATTCATAGCCTTTGGAAAACCTGTAGCATATGTCCAATAGATTGGTGTGAAACTAACATCAAATCCTGCCTCTTGTAATGTCTGTAACATAACCATCTGAACATCACTTCTTGGTGCACTCATCACGAATGAAAATGAACCAGGTTTTAGTACTCGTAATGCTTCTTCCCAAATAGGAACAAAAAACTCTTTCATCCCATATGTGGATTTCTTCATACCAGGACTCATCCAACCTACGGTTTGGGATTTGGTAGATTGTTTTTCTTGAAATGTATCCCAATGTTTCCCCATAAATCCATATCCGTATGGTGGATCTGTACAAAGTAAATCTATTGAATTATCATCGAGTTTCTTTAGTTCCTCTAAACAATCCCCATTGATTGTTTTACTGGTCGCCATACATTTTTCTCCTTTTTTCCCTTCTTCGTTCTTCGAGTTTTTTCAATCTATACCTTTCTTTAGCCTTTTTTAGAATCCTCTCTTTATTGCGCTCATAGTGATCCATCTGCCACTTTCGTTGGGCTTCGAGTTTTTCCTTTTCGGTATAATATTTCTTTTTTCTACCCATTGTTTATTTTAGCAAACCTATTGAGTTGAGTCCAAGTTTGCATTATCCAACTATCCATATTTGGTAAGGCACCAAACATTCTATCCTCAATAAACATCTTCTGAAAGATTACTTTATTCAGTTCAGGTATCTTACCATTTACTATTCGGTTAATCTTTAATTTAGCACCACCACTAATATCCACATCTGATAATTGCATCAATCTGTGATTAATATCTATGGTGTCTTGGTTATCAAGTATTAGATTGTAAAATCTCTCTCCTTGATGTTTCTGTGCCTCTTTGATTACATCATCATACGACATAACCTTTCCTTCTGTGCCTAAATCAGGAAAGTGTTTTAGTAAGGTTTTAGCACCAATACCTTTTACCCCTTTTATATTATCGGAAGTATCACCTTCAAAAACTCTACTCAATAATAGATTTTCTGATGTTACATTATATTCCTCTAATACCATTTCAGGATTATACAACTTCTTCTTAGTAGGTGACCAAACTGAAATTCTGTCATTTACTAATTGTAAGAAATCTTTATCGGTGGACATGATAACAACATTACTATTTGGTAATATTTGCTTTGATACATATCCTATAGCGTCATCTGCCTCAATACCATCAATAGACATTATACTTACAGGTAACTTCTCTAAGTATTCCACACAACGAGATAATTGCATCATCATTGAGTGTCGTTCATCTTCGATATTTTCAAAATCGTTTACACGATTGAGTCTAATTTTGCCTGTTCTTCGTTTCGCTTTATATTCAGGATAAAGTTTACGGCGGCGGTTACTCCCACCTTTACCATCAAAAGTAATGATAGTGCGGGTAGGAGCTAACATCTTAATTGCGTAACCAACTGATTTAAGAAAACCAACTATTCCACCAATGTGAATTCCATCATCATTAGTAGTTGGTATAACTGAGAATACTCTAATAAAGGTATTTAAGCCATCTATTATCAGTACTTTTTCATTGGGATTTGATGTGTTAGTTTCACCGCCGTGCTTCTTTATTTCGTCAAGAATAGAAAGGTATTTGCCATTATTCATCACCAATCACTTCATCTGTGTAAACCACATCATCAATACCTAAATCTTTTGATTGGTATTTCAGTATGGATGCTTCACAGATTAAATCATAAAGGTGTTCTTGTAGTCCATCAGTTTCTTTCAACTTCTTATCAAAGTCTTTAGATTGAAATTTGATATCCTTACCTTTATATTCTAAAGTGTACCAAGCTCCAGCAACTTTCAAGAGTTTGTGTTCTTTCAGGACCGTTAACCAACTTCCCATATCATCTATACCACTATCGAAGTATAAATTGAAATCGGCATGTCGTAATGGTGGGCCTAAACGATTCTTGATAATCTGACATCGAGTTTTCATACCCAATACATTTTTTGCTGTATCTTTGATTTGTCCCATATTCTTTAAACGAATACGAGTTGATGAGTGAAATGGTAATGCCTTACCACCACTTGTTGTCCAAGGATCACCGAACATTACTCCGAGTTTCTGTCTGAGTTGATTAGTAAAGACAAGAGCTATTCTTTCTCTACCAATCATTTGTGTAACCTTCCTCATCGCTTTAGAAACGATAATTGCTTTACTTGTTGCCCATCCATCTTTCTCGAAATCGGCTTCCATCTCTACTTTGGTCGATGCCCCTGCTAAACTATCCACGAGGATTGTAACTAACCTATCTCTATCTGATTCCCTAATCTTGGTAACAATGTTTTCAATACATTGAAATATATCTTCTACGGTTTCGACATGAAGATATAACAAGTCTTGAACATTAACACCAATAGTTTCTAACCATTCTCTACTAACAGAAGTTTCGGTATCGATATAAACTGCTATACCACCTTTCTTCTGAGTTTCTGAAAGAATGTGAGTTCCTATTAGAGATTTACCACTTGATTCTAAACCATTTATCTCCGTAATTCGTCCTACGGCTATTCCACCATTAGGACGATTGGAGATTGCTAGATCTAAAATTGATGAACCAGTTGATATAAATTCCTTTACATCTGTTGGTGTAGCATTTGAACCATCTAAGAAATAGGCTACTTTCGTATCCTTGAACTGCTTATTAAGGTTATCGGCAAGAACTTGTGCAAGTTCATCTTTTGCTGATATAGACATATATGTCTCCTTTTCTATTTATTAAACAGGTCATCAAAAGCATCACTAACATTAGAAGTGTTTGTTACTGCACTTTCTAATTTCTTTGTTGTTGATGCTGGTACGGAATTGTCTGAGCCTTTATCTTCACCATCTTCACTTGGGTTTAACCAATCTTGTAAAGCTTCTGCAAGTTCATCATAACTTAACTCATTATATACCTCACGGATATCTTTTTGGTCATCAAGTAATGTAGATAAAACTGCTTTATCTTCTGTAACTGGTGTTTGGTTTGGTTTAACACGGATGTTAGTCTTAGGAAACGACGCTCCTGTTTCTTCAGCTGTTAGGAATTCAACCACTACATCGCGTCCATTAACTGGATCACTAATATCACCATAATCAGGATCTGCTATAATTGATAGTAGTTCTTGATATACGGTTTTACCAAATCCCCAAAACTTAGAGCCTTGGTTTTCTTCACCACGAACACAAACTGGTGCAAAAGTTCTGAGTTTTGCTTCTAACTTCTTACCAAGTCTCCAATCTTCACGATTTCCACTTGACTTTAGTTTTTCAGCAAATTCTTCAATCGGATCTGGTCTACCAAATGAGATTGGTGAAAGATAAGACTTTCCACCTAAATCATAATGAAAGAATAGTTCGATAAAAGGAACTTCTTGATTTAGTTTGTAAGGTAAAAGACGGATTTGTGTCTTTCCTGGTTGAGGTTTCCACAAGTTTGTTGTTCTTGTAGTTGAGGTTTGTAACTGGTTTAGTCGCTTTCTTACGGCTTCAATATCCATTTGTTATCTCCTTATTTGTTTATGTTTATTTGTTATTTTGTAATTGTACATATTTTTCTGTACAACTATAAGTATTGGTTTGTTTTAAAAACAACACAAATTTTTTGCTAAAAAAAAGGTGGTGAGTTTTAGATAATTAAAATTATCGGGTATATGTAAGAAAGCCTCACCACCTAAATAAATGGAAAGTTAGGGAATACAATAACACCCTTCTCATCTTTTCAATCTGTAAAGATACCTTCCAAAAATGAAAATTTGGGGATGTAGGATTTGCGAATACCTACAACTTTCAGACTCAGATTTTTTTTACCTTGTACCTAACACCCAAAAGTTACTTTGGTTCTCCTCAATGATGGTTAGTCATCGTCAAAGTGAGTACAACCTCTGTGCCATTACCTTAACTCTCTGAGTTTAGTTTATTCGGTCACAAGATGGGATTTCGGTTTTACCCTTACCCATAACAAGGTCTAAGAATCGCGTTCTTAATTTTATCTGAAAGTACATTCTCTTAATGCTGTCGCAAGGTATTTTGAACATTTACCCGAATACCAACTCACCACGAGTCTAAGAGCGGATTACCTTATGAGCTTC